GCGCGCGCGTTCCGGGTGACCCATCGGCCCCGGGCCCTGCCCCGTACTTGATCGCGTTGATCGCGTTGTTCAACTGGAACTGATTGTTGATGTGGCCACTCTGGCCCGGCCAGAAAAGCTCGGGACCGTTCTCTCCGATCCAGTACGGCATTCCTGCATGGACGGAGCCACCCATCGCCCGGTTTCGGTCCCGGATGTTCTTGGAGCCGCCACCCTGCTGGCTGTAGGTCTTGATTCGGATCACAGCCTCCGCGGTTATCCGGACCAACTTTGACTTGACCTTGGCGATCTCGGCCTGGAGCCGTTTCACCTCGCGGGTGTCGCCTTTGGCTTTCGCCTCCACGACCTTCCCCTTAAGGCTCGCAATGCGCGCTTTCAGGGTCGCGATCTCCTGCTGGGACTTTCCCGTCTTCACCTTCGGGTCGGGAATATCCCGGATTCCGTTGGCCGCATCCCGCGCCGTCCGAGCGATGCCCCGCAGGCCCTCGGCGGCCACCTTGGCCCAGCCGAAGCCGGGGATGTTGCTCAGCGCATCCAGGAAACCGGCGACCCCTTCTGCCACCCACGCGAAGCCGTTGATCATCGCCCGCAGCGCCGGCGCGAGAGCATTGTTCCACAGCCACCGACCGACGGCGCCGATGGCCTCAAAGGCGGTGTTGACGCCGTTTCGGAACCATTCGACATTCTGGTAGGCCCAGATCAGGCCGCCCACCAGGGCGGAGATGGCGACGAACATAATGACGAAAGGGTTGATCATCATGGCGGCGTTCATTAGCAGGACGCCAGCGGTCACAACGGCGAAACCTGCCGCCAGAGGACCCAGCCAGGAGACATTCTGGCTGATCCAGTCCACGACCTGCATGCCGATCTTGGCGGCCGCGATCATGATCGGCAGCAGCCCCTCACCCACCGCCTCCTGGAGGTCACCGAAGCTGTACCCGAGAGCCTTGCTGCTGCGCTCAGCCTCCGGCATCTTTGCCGAGTAGCCGCCGACCGTGCCCTCCAGGCCGGCGAGGATCTGATCGAAGTTCTTCGCCGGGTCCTTGGCGTCCTTGAGGCTGAAGCCGAGCTCCTTGGCTAGCTTCGAGCTGCCACCGAGCGCCTTGCCGAGAGTCTTGCTCGCCTCGGGGATGCTCTTGCCCGTGCGGTTCGCGTAGTCCACAAGCAGCGGGGTCAGCTGCTTCAGCTGCTGGCCGGTCATCTTATACCGGGCCAGGGTCGCCTGGCCGGACGCAATGTCGTCGGCGTCGGCGTATCCCTTCTTCTGCAGGGTCTCGTTGTATTCACGCAGCTTGCCGATATTCACGTCGGCGACCTGCGGGAATCTCTTGTAGGCGTCCTCCAGCTGCTTCTGGGAGGTCGTCGCGCCGCGGAATGCTTCGATCGATTCCCGACCGAAGTTTAGGATCGCGTCCGTTGCCTGCATCACGATGGCGGCGCCGAGAGCGCCCTTCATCGTGGCCCCGGCGCCCCTGGCCTTCTTGCCGACCTTCTCGACCGAATCGCCCGCCTTGTTCATCGTCTTCGACAGCGAGCGGTCCTCGCCCATGAGGATCGCCTTCAGCGTCACGTCACTGGACATTGCGAGCCTCCTTCTGCTGCTGCCGCAGGATGGCCTTGGAGGCACCCACGTATTGCATCCACAGCCACACGGGGATGCCCCACACCTCGGACCACTGGACGCCGAAATGCATGGTCACCAGCGAAAGCCACTCGCGCACATCGGACTCGATGTCGAGCGGGATCAGCGCTTGCGCTTGGCGGCCTTGCGACGCGCCGGGCGGGCGTTCCCGGACCGGCCGCCCTGCGCTTTTGGGCTGGGCGCCTCCTGCCGATCGGACGGCTCCCGAATCCAGGACACCTGATGGTGAGGGACGTCGACGGCCTCCATGAGGGAGACGTCATCTCCGGCGCTGACGCGGCTCGCCCACACCACGAAGCACGTCAAGAACATCGTGTTGGGGTGATTGGCGCGCTCGGCGCGCGACATGAGGCCCCACTCCACCAGGAAGGCGGCGATGTCCTCCATCGTGCGCAGGTCGGTGATGCGGTCGAATGCTCCCGAGCGCAACTCGAACTGGAGCTGCGCCGCGTGCCTCATGGACAGGTCTTCGAGCTGCTTCACCGGGTAGCGGCGTCCGGCGACCTCGACAATCATCCGAGCTCTCCCATCATCGACTGGACCTCACGAGCCACCGCGTCTCGCATGTCGGGGACACGCTTCTCGAGCGCCGCGGTGAACGTGCCGGCGGGGATGGCCTGCGCCACCCACGGCTTGTGACCGTAGGTCGGGTGGCGCAGGTTGCCCTCGTCCATGCGGCCGATCTGTGGACCCGACCGCTTGCCGAGGATCACGCGGACGCCGGTCGCCGTCTGCGAGATGATCGCTCGCCCGCCCGTGGCCACGACATGCGCCGCCAGGCCGCCGGGCAAGCCCTCGGCACCCTCGGGTACCACCTCGGCGGCGAGTGGCCGAGCGGCCTCCCTGAGCGCCTTACGGACCCGCGTCCGGACGCCGCGCTCGGCGCCCTTGAGCTTTGCCGCGAAGGCGGTGAACTCGGCGGCGTTGACCGACTCGGCCACTACAGCGCCGAGTCGGAACTGCGGGTCGTGATCCACATCGGCTGGGCGGCGGTCAGGTTGTCCAGGCCGGTCAGCTTGATCGCCTGCGACGCGATCTGGTCGGGGCCACCCTCGGGCAGGTCGCCGTCCAGCTTCAGGCACGGGATCGCCACCTGCATCGTTTCGTTGCCGGTGGATAGCGCACCGCCAATGAGGGAGATCACCAGCGTCAGCTCGGAGTCGGCCTCCAGGGCATCCCACAGGGAGTTGTCCTGGTACTCGACGTTCAGTTCGACGGTCGGCTGCCGAGTGCCGGGCAGTTGGCGATCCTTCAGGCCGCCCGCGTTCATGAAGAACCTGTCCGCGATGATCTGATTGGAGACCGACACCTTGAAGTCCCTTACGCCCGCCACCGCGGTCACCGCCGAGGCGAGCGCGGTGGAGGTCGGGGCGGTGAAGGTGCCGCTGTAGATCGTGGCGTCCTCGACGGTGAACAGGTTGCCGCCGGCCGGGTAGGACGGCGAGGTGAGCGCCGTCGCCGTGGTCCAGTTGCGGCAGTCCCACGTCGTCTTCAGGATGGCGATGTCACCGACCGCGCCACCCAGCTCGAACGCCGAGACGGTGGAGCCGGAGAAGGTGATGGGGCGGATCGTGCCCGCGTGGTTCGGGACGCCGTACTGGAGCGTGTACGACGGCAGGGTGTCGGCGAAGACGTGCACCTGCTGATACGTGGAGCCGGACACCAGCGCCGACGCACCCGCGCCCATGCACGCCTCCAGCAGCATGCCGAGACCCTTGCTGAAAGCCTCCACCGTCAGGTCGCCAGACGCCTGGCGGGTGGTCTGGACCCGGCGCGCTGAGCGGGCCACGCGCGAGCCGGGGCGAATCCCGGAGCCCTGCTTGATGCCTCGGTCGATGCTGGGCACCTTGGCTTCGGTGATCTCCAGCCAGCGGTTCGGGGTGACCGCGGTGCCGAACGTCGACTCCTTGCCGATCCCGACGCTCCAGTCCTGAAAGTTCGGCATGACCTCAGCCCTTCTTCTTGTCGGCCTCGGCGGCCTCGTAGTTGCCGGTGGCGATCCGGTCCTCAGCCACCTCGTCGGAGACCTCCACGACCTCTCCGGCGGCCACCACGCGGCCGATCAGCAGGTCCTCGACGTCCCCGAGAGGGTTGATGTTCTTGATGCGCACGGGGGTCTCCTCAGATTCGGGTGCGACAGGTGATGGTGGCGGTGATCTCGCCGATACGGCCCGACGCGTAGCCGTCGGCGTCCGTCTTGTATTCGGCCAGCTCGTGGCTGGACACGATCGCATCGCGACAGGCGCCCCCGAGCGTCGCCGCAGTTCGGTCGCGGAAGTGGCCTTCGAGGACGTCGAGCATGTCGTAGGCGGCCTCGGTGGCGGCCTGCTGCGCGTCATCCCACGACTCGCCATCGCCGGCCACCGCGATCGAGAGGATCACCTGGATGTCGGCGATCTCCTCGCGGGACCGGGTCGCCCCGGCGACGGTGGGCCGCTCGTGGGTCACCGACGCGCCGGCGACCGAAGCCATCTGGTCGGCGAGCGACTGGGGCGGACCGTAGGACACCCGGGCGTCCGGGAACAGGCCGCGCAGCAGGTCGCACAGCTTGACCTTGAGGGCAGGGACCGCGCTGCTCATGCGAAGCCCCACACGGTGCGGTACGGCTCCAGGAGCTGCTCGGCGCGGCGCGGGATCGCGAACCCGGTCGGGGCGTCCGCGATCTCGCCGCGGACCGCTGAACCGCCCGCACGACCCTGCCGGCGGGCATTCCACAGGTGGGCCAGGATGATGCCGGCCGCCTGGGTCACCGACGCCGGTGTCGGCAGGCCGCCGGCCACCACGGTGACCTGTGCGCCCGCCGTGTAGGCCGGATCGGTGATCGTCAGCACGCCGGCCACGAATGTGTAGCCGGTGATCGCTGTCGAACCGACCGTGACCGACTTGATCGTCGCGACCGGCCACGGCGTGGTGAGCGGTGACGGATCGTCCGATGACCACGTGTCGCGCCGGTCCTCCATGCGGCCACAGATGCTCTCGACCACCTCAGTGGCGCTCGGGATGTCGATGTCCAGCAGCTCCTGATTGCGATCAGCGTTGGCGCCCTCGACCCAGCCCAGTGCAGCCCGGGCCTGATCGAGCGTCAGGATCTGGGCCATGTCACTCCTTGTCGGGCTCCGGAACCCCCAGCGCGTCGCGGTACTTGGCCAGTTCGGCGTCGACGGCCGCCACGCGGTCGTCCTTGCCGCGGGTCACGTAGCCCTGACGCTCGATCTCCAGCGCCGTGATGTAGCGCTCGTCGCGGCCACCCAGGCCCTTCGCGCGCTCCTCGGCCGCCTTCTTCCGGTTCGTGCTCGGCATGCTCACTCACTCCTTCTGGTGCGCGTGAGCACGCCCGCCGGAGTCGATGTCTCGGCGGGCGTGCTCACGGTGGGGATCAGGCGAACGCTGGGGTCGTCAGACCCGTGCCTGCGATCTTCTGCGCGTGCGGACGGCGGGCGTAGGTGTAGGCGAAGTAGCCGTACACGACCAGCAGCACCTGCAGGTTGGCCGCCTTCGTCTGCTCGGCCCGGATGAGCAGCGGGGCGTTGGGGTCCTCCCACAGGTGGCACTCCGACGGGGACGCGAAGTAGATCTCATCCTCGTTGGTTCCCGCGCCGAGGTTCGTCGACACGTTGTTGTCGACGATCACCGGCGCTCCCGACGGCAGGACGCCGCGGAAGCCCGACCCGTACTTCTCGGCGTAGTTCACCCCGCTGAGCTGCGTCGGGACGCCCGGCTGGCCGAACATCGGCCAGGTGCTGGTGAGCTGGCTCTGCAGCCAGTACCAGCGCCGGGAGTGCATCACGGCGATGGTGTCGTTCGCCGACTGGTCGAGCAGCGCCGCCTCGACGGCGGCCGGGCCGGCCAGCAGCTTCGGGTACAGCTCGCCGGCGGTCGGCGTGCCGTCGGTGTAGGCGATCGACGTCGCCACGTTGGTGAGGCCGTTCGTCGCCTGGTTGAGCAGGATGCTGTCCAGGTTCGTCCCGTAGGCGCGGAACAGGTCCTCCAGGGTGGTCGCCTCGACGCCGATGCCGCGCTCGACGGCCTGCCGGGACAACGTCTGCTGCCCCGCGGCGGTCTGGATGTTGACCGTCAGCAGGGTGTCGTCGATGTCCGTCTCGGACGCCGCGGTGCCCTCGGATGCCTGCACGCCGACACTGGTGCCGGTGGTGACCCGGCCGATCGAGGCGGTCATGCCCGTCTCGGGCAGGTCGTGCTTGCGGCAGGCGTCGGCGAACGGCCGCCCGGCCTTGGCCTGCGGGGCGTACAGGTCGACCAGGTACTGCGGGACGACCAGGCCGGCGAACGCCGCGGTGCCGACCGCCCGATCGAGCAGTGGGCCGCGGAGGGTCCGCTCCTCCTGCATGTGGCGATCCAGCCGCATCGCCGCGCCGCCGTTGTTGAGCGCCTGGGCCGCGACGTCGGACAGGAAGTTGACCCCCTTCGGGTCGGCGTCCTGGCGGTAGGTGCGCGGCTCGTCGCCGACACGGACCGTGGCGACCTCGCAGGTCGTCTCGCCGTCGGCGCGGGTGGCGACCGGGGTGACTTGCGCCTGCATGCGCTCGATCGCCTCGTCTTCGCGCAGCTCGGCCTCGTAGTCCTCCAGCCGGGAGCGCAGCACCGCCAGCTCGGCGTCGATCTCACCGCGGGCGGCGATGATGCCGGTCTCCTGCGCGGCGTCGAAGCCGTCCTGCGCGCGGAGCGCGTTCAGGGCCTCGGTCTGGGCGTTGCGGGCGGCGATCCGGGAGTTGATCTGCTCCCGCAGCCGCTTGATCAGATCCTCGAGCCTCATGCTCGGTTCCTTTCGGTTGGATTGGGTGAATCCGGGCAGCGCGAACCGCGGGCGCCTCGGCGTCCGGTGGTGTCGGCTTGCCTGGCGCCCGTCAGATGGACGGGAGCAGCGGCTCCTCGGGGTGCATGCGCCGGCGGCGCTTGCTCGGGAATCGCTGCAGCAGCTCGCCCAGGACGGAGCGAGCCTCTTCGTCGGACGCCTCCCGCAGGAGTGCCCGATAGTCCGGATTCGCCCTCAGGCCGCCGGAAGTGTGCGGGTTGGCACCGAAACCGACGATCGCCACGTCACCGCGGTGGATGTCGTAGGAGTTGATCCGGTATTCGGTGTAGTCGGGCGACCAGACGCCCTC